ACAGGATCTATCCATCGCCGGGAAACGCGCCGGTTTGGCGGGAGCGCGAAGCGGCGATCGCTTATATCCGTGAGCAATCGGAAGAATGTCAAAAAGCGTTTGAAGAGTTTGGCGGGGAAAGCGGAATCTACGCAGACGCCTATAACGATTTGGCGGAGGACTTTTACAGCATTCCAGCCGCCGACGTGGCCCCGGTTGTGCATGGGTTGTGGGAAAGAGAGCCGTCATCTTCTTGGAGGTGGACACCATCTGGCGCTGTAGCGGTTACGCGTACTACTTACAGATGCGGTCTCTGTGGACGGGGAACCGCCGTAAAATCTAACTACTGCCCCCACTGCGGCGCGAAGATGGACGGAGGTGACAGCGATGCGACTGATTGACGTTGACAAATTGGAGAGGCAAGAATATTGGGGGAATGAACGGTGTTTTGACTATGTAGATGCAGAGGACATAGACAATGCGACGACGGTGGATGCGGTAGAGGTGGTGCGCTGCAAGGACTGCCGGAAGTTCAAAACATACGCTTGCCGGATGGTTGCCAGCGGGTATGACGACTTCTGCTCCTACGGCGAGAGAAAAGAGAGTGCGGACAATGGCTGAATACCTTGACAAGGAAGCGTTTAAGAAAAGCGTCGAGGAGCGTTATTGCAAGCCGTGCAAGGCGGAGAAGAAAGACCACAACGGATGCTGGTGTCGTGCCTGTTGGGTTGACGATATGCTCGATGAGGTGGAGTGTTTCCAGCCCGCTGATGTTGCCCCAGTGGTGCGCTGCAAGGAGTGCGAACACGCCGAACGGTATGAGCGGACAGATGGAACCGTAGGCTATTACTGCGGACAACCGCAAAACACCTTCACCTATGGTGAGCGCTGGGATCGTGTATTCAAACCGGTAAAAGAGCCGGACGGATTTTGCAGCAGAGGCGAGAGAAAGGACGGCGGCGATGCAGATCGGTGATATTGTGCGTGCGAGGTTTATGACGCTGCCAGACTTATTCCCCGGTAAGGGGTGCGAGGAAAAGAAATTCCCTATACGCAAGGGCACGGTGGTGTATGTGCATCCGAAGGGACGGTACATCGTGGCGGAGTGCGGCGGGGTGCGTGAGACGTTCTTCCCAGAGGAGGTGGTAGGGTGAAAGAGCAGACGGCTGAATACTTGAGGCTATACTTTGAGTGCGGCTGGCGCATGAGCACGATTGCGCAGCATTTTGGCGTAAGCACATCCACTGTATCTCGCTGTATATCCAGAGCAGAACGGCGCGAGTGCCCTTTTGCTAAAAACTGCCGTTACTGCCCTCTGAAAGAATGTGCGATAAAAGAAGAGTACGCGCCGTATGTAAACGCAGAAATTAGGTGATGTTGCACAACGAAATGCAACAACAAAAAAAGATGTGATAACGTGGGGGTGCAGGGGGAAACTCTGCATCTCCATTCTTTTTCTTTTCCCCCTTCTTTTCCTGATGGGCGGGGCTTCGGCTCCGCCCGGAGGGAGCAATATGCGGGCACATGTACCAAGGTGGCGACGCGGTCTCCAAAACCGTGTGTGGTGGGTTCAATTCCTAACTGTCCGTGCCAAAAGCGGTGGACACTACCGTTGAGCAATGGCATAGCGCCGCCCTGAAAGTGTGTCAGTAGACAGGACTTCCCGCACCTCTTGGCAATGTGTCCCAGGGAAGACGTTATATTCAGGTGAGGCGAAAGCCGGGTACAGACGTGCCAATGACAAAGGCCAGTGGTGGGAGGCCGGTGCGTCAGACAAAGCGAGGTGGTGACAGTGGCTGCAAGGTTGACAGACCGGCAGAAAAAGAAAATACTGGCGGACTATGTGCAGACGAACAACTTTTGCGCCACAGCGAAAATCAACGGCGTGTCCGCAACGACCGTTAAGAACCTTGTGCGGGCGAATGCCGACATTGTGGAAAAGTGCGAACAAAAAAAAGAAGAGAACACCGCCGATGTGATGGAATACATGAACGACCACAAAGACCTTGTGTGCTCGTTCATCGGCAAGGGGCTTGAAATGCTCAACGACCCGGAGAAACTGGCAGCGGCAAATCTCAGCCAAATCACAACGGCGATGGGAACGCTGATCGACAAGTGGGCGATGATCGGCGGGAGTCCTGCCGACACGGTGAGGGAAGACGCACTTAGTCAGAGCCTAAAGGAAATGGCAAAGGAGCTTGAGAGCGATGAGTGAAAATTACAAAGTCTATATGCATCGCTTTCCGAATGGGAAAGTATACATAGGGATTACCTGCCAAAAGCCAGAATACAGATGGAACAAAGGAAAACACTATCGAAAGCAACCGCTTATTTTTAATGCGATTATGAAATATGGATGGGATAACATCGAACATATTATTTTGTTCGATGGATTGAGTAAAGAAGACGCAGAAGCAAAAGAAGTTGAACTGATTTCCTTATATGATTCCACAAATAGGGAGAAAGGGTACAACATAGAAAACGGCGGGAATAGTACAGGGAAACATTCTGAAGAAACAAAAGAGAAAATGTCCGCTGGCATAAAAAAAGCCTATAAAAATACAGAATACAAAGAAAAGAAAATAGCAGAGGCTAAGAAGTCTTATGCAAAGCCAGAATATAAAAAGCAACTCTCAGAACGAACAAAAAGGCTTTGGCAATCCGAAGAATACAGAGCAAAAATGATTTCCGTACATAGAGGAAAAACCGTTTCAGCCGAGGCAAGAAAAAAAGTATCCGACGCCCGCAAGGGCCGATTTATGGGCGGAGACAACGTAAATGCGAGAGCCGTCGAACAATATACAAAAGACGGTGTATTTGTTGCTTGTTGGGATCCTGCAATGGGTGCTTCAAGGGCGACAGGAGCGAATAACGCAAAGATTTGTGAATGTTGCAAGGGTAAGCGTCAGTCTGCTAGAGGGTATAGGTGGAAATATGCCGCTGTCTAACCGACAAGCAAAAATCCTTGCCTTTCCGTATTCCAAGTATGACGCGCTGATTTGCGATGGCGCTGTGCGTTCCGGCAAGACCTCCATCATGATGTGGGCGTTCGTCCGCTGGGCGATGGAGAATTTCAGCGGTCAGCGTTTCGGCGTGTGTGGGCGTACGGTGGATAGCTGCACAAAGAATATCATCGTGCCGTTTACGGCGATGAGCCTTGCCAAAGAGCGCTATATCATTCGCTGGCGGCGCGGTGACAAGGTTATGGAAGTTCGACGCGGAGCCGTGACGAACTACTTTGAGGTGTTCGGCGGCAAGGATGAGGCAAGCTATACGTTGATTCAAGGCCGCACGCTGGCGGGTGTGTTGCTGGACGAAGTGGTGCTGATGCCGCGCTCGTTTGTGGAACAGGCGCTTGCACGCTGCTCTGTGGACGGGGCAAAGCTGTGGTTCTCCTGTAACCCCGGCAGTCCGCATCACTGGTTTTATCAGGAGTGGATTAAGCGACACCGCGAACGGAACACGCTATATCTCCACTTCGAAATGACTGACAACCCCGGCTTGAGTGCAAGAACGCTCGAGCGTTACGCGAATATGTACGCCGGTATCTTTTATGATCGATATGTGCGCGGTTTGTGGGTAGCGGCGGAGGGCGTTGTCTACAAGGATTTTGCAAACGACACCGAAAAGTATTTGATCGATGATCCTTTAAAATGGGCAGAGGAACAGGAGACGAAATTCTCTGTTATTTCCATTGGCGTTGACTTTGGCGGCACGAAATCCGCAACGAAGTTTCAGGCGACCGGAATTACAAAAGATTATCGTGTGGTCGCGCTGGAAGAAGAATACATCAAAACCGAAGAGATTGACCCTGACGCGCTGAATCGGCGCTTTGCTACGTTCTGCCAAATGGTTACGGCAAAGTACGGATATAGCCAGACGCGGGCAGACAGCGCGGAAACGGTGCTGATTCGCGGGTTAGATCATACCGCGCAGAAAATGCACCTCGGGACGCAGGTAAAGAACGCAATGAAACTGCAAATCACAGATAGGATCAGGCTCGTGGTGCTGCTGATGAAGCAGGGGCGTTTTAAGGTTTCGCGCAACTGCCCCCATCTGATCGATGCGCTGCAAACTGCGATTTATGATCCTGATAAGTTTGAGGACGAGCGCCTTGACGATGGAACGTCCGATATTGATAGTTTGGACGCATTTGAATACAGCATAGAGCCTTATTACAAAGACCTGGAACGTGCCGGTCATATGATGGGACGGTGAAAGAGTGAATATTCGCAGAGCATTAAAGGAATTAGGCTTTGATACGGTCGATAGTAAGTTTTACTCGCTGATTGATGTATGGAAATCATGGTATGACGGCGATGTAAAAGACTTCCACAGTTATACGGTGTGGAATGGCATCGAAGAACTGGAATGCCATAGGTATTCCGTCAACATGGGCAAGAAAGTCTGCGAGGACTGGGCAAACCTGCTGATGAATGAGCGCGTGAATATCACGCTTGAGGGCAAGAAGGAGCAGGAATTTGTAGATGCGGTTCTTGCTGATAATAACTGGGAAGTAAAATCCAATGAATTGCAGGAGCGGAAATCCGCGGTTGGTACCGTTGCTTATGTTCCAATCATGGAGGATATGAGCGTTGACCCTGATACAGCAGAGATCGCTAACCCCGGAAGAATTCATATCAACTATGTAACCGCTGCAAACATCTACCCGCTGACGTGGGACAATGGCATTATTCGTGAGTGCGCTTTCGCATGGACAAAACGAGTTGATGATGCGGAATACACCTACATTCAGGTGCATCGGCTGAACGGCGGCGAATACGACATTGAAAACCACCTGTACGACGCGGAGGAAGTGCCGCTAACAAGTGTGCGGGCCTTTGAAGCAATCCCCCCTGTTGTCCACACAGGAAGCGCCAAGCCGCAGTTTGTCATTGACCGCCTGAACATTGCGAACTCTGATGAAGATAACCCTATGGGCGTTGCAGTGTTCGCTTCCGCCATCGACCAGCTCAAAAGCGTTGATATTACATACGATAGTTATGTGAATGAGTTTGTGCTGGGAAAAAAGCGCATCGTGGTACAGCCGGAAGCAACCAAGGACATCAATGGTAGGCCAGTCTTTGATAAGCGCGAAACGGTTTACTACGTTCTACCGGAAGATCGCGCATCTGATGGAAACATTTTGCAGCAGGTCGATATGACGCTGCGCACAGCAGAGTTTAACACCGGTATGCAAGATATGCTCAACGTATTGTCGAGCAAATGCGGCTTTGGCGAGAATCATTACAAATTCGATCAGACAAGCATTGCCACGGCTACACAGGTCATTAGCGAAAACAGCACCATGTTCCGCACAATCAAGAAGCATGAAATTCTGCTCGAGCAAGCGATCCCGGAGCTGTGTCGCATCCTACTTCGCTTGGGCAATCGCTACATGGACGCCGGACTTGATGAGGAAGTCGAAATCTCCATTGACTTTGATGACAGCATCATTGAGGACAAGCAGACCGACTTTTCCCGCGATATGCAGCTTCTCAGCGCTGGCATCATGAATGACTGGGAGTTCCGCATGAAGTGGATGAACGAGGACGAGGCGACCGCAAAGGCGGCGCTACCAAAGATGCAGGACATGACCACGGAGCAGCAACAGGAGGTGGAGTAATGGGCTATGGAGAAAACCCCGGTACTTTTTGGGTAAACATTGGCACAGATGAAAACCCTAATTGGGTAGTTTTGGGCCATGTAAGATGAGCAAGTATCCATTCCCCCCTGAACTGCTGGATGCCATGCCGGAAGAACTGGCAGAGCTGTACCGTGGACTTGAGGACACGCTGCTAATGGAAATATGTTCCCGGCTGAAGCTTCGGGACGAGCTGAACGAGGTCACGGTGCAGGACATCAAGGCGCTGCGGGCACACGGCATCGATCTGAAAGAGATTGAGAAAGCCATACGCCAGACTACCGGCATCAGCGAGAAAAAGCTAAACGAGCTGATAGATAATGTGGTGGATCGCAACCAAAAGTATTACACCGATGTCATAGACCTTGCCCGTGTAACGCAGCCTGACGTGCTGGTGGATGCAACCACCATTGACGCCATCAAACGGCAAACGCGGGACATGTTCCGAAACATCACCGCTTCGATGGGTTTTTTGGTAGACGCAGGGCGGACGATGCTCCCTCCTGCAAAGGCGTACCAGCACGCCTTAGATGCGGCGGAGATGATGATACAAAGCGGAGCAATTTCTTATAATGAGGCAATCAAACGCAGCGTTAAGGAACTGGCCGATAGCGGATTGCGGACGGTAAATTATGAGAGCGGTCACGCCGATCAAGTGGATGTCGCTGTGCGACGCGCGGTTATGTCCGGCGTGAACGCCCTAAATCAACAGTATGCAATTCAGTCTATGGAATACCTTAAAACTGATTTAGTCGAGGTTTCCGCCCATTTGGGCGCACGCAATGTTGATGGCCCGAATGGGTGGGAGGCACATTCCAAATGGCAAGGAAAAGTTTTCCGATGGAATAAACAAGTTTGATACAAACGGATAGCCCGACGGGGCGAAAAGCGGTTAGCCTTACCGCCTTCCGTTTGTTCAAAAATAAGGCAATTACGAAAGGCGGTAATTATGGGAACTATCAAAGACTTAACAGGGATAAAATTTGGAAGCCTAACTGTTGTAGGATATATCGGAAAACGAAACGGGAAAAGTGTTTGGCGGTGCAAATGCGATTGTGGGAACGAAACGGTATCCATGACATCAAACCTTACCAGAGGGTTAAGTACCAGCTGTGGATGCAAGCGAAAGAAAACGTGTAGCGACAGAATGAAAGCCATAAATTATAAGCACGGTGGCTCAAGAACAAGACTATTCAGAATTTGGTCTGGCATGAAATCGAGATGCTTTGACAAAAACGATCCTGCATACCCAAGGTATGGCGGGCGTGGTGTAAAAGTATGTGACGAATGGAAAGAGAACTTCCCCGCATTCCAACAATGGGCACTTTCATCTGGATATTCCGAAGTTCTTAGCATTGACAGGATAAATGTCAATGGGGATTATTGCCCGGAGAATTGTAGATGGGCAACGCGAGAAGAACAAGCAAACAATAAGAGAACAAACCGCTTTATAACATATGGTGGGAAAACAATGACTATTTCACAATGGGAACGTAGTTTAGGATATAGGCGTGGATTGATTTTAGTGCGTCTTAAAAACGGGGGGAGCGTTGAACGGGCGATAAGAGAAGATCCAAACAGTCATAAGGGGGTGATTGCTTGAACAACGCCGAAAAATACCCCGACTTTGAGAAATCCTGCGGATATGGCTCCGTTACGGGGATTGGCGGGGCTTAGCAAATTGCCGACATACTTTCCACCCGTTTATTGACGGGGTTAGTGAAAGGACATATTCCGATAAAGAGCTTGAGGATATGAAACCCGAAAACCATACATTCGAGTTTGAGGGCAAGCAGTACGACCAATATAGCGCAAGTCAGCAACAGCGCAAAATCGAACGGACAGTCCGCAAGCTCAAGCGTGAAAAAACAGCGTACAACGCCGCAGGGCTGACAGACGAAGAACAGGCCGTAAATATCAAACTACGACGCCTGAACGCAAAGTACAAAGCGTTCAGCAAGGCGGCGGGGCTGCCGGAGCAGCGGGAAAGGATGAAAGTGCTGTATTGATCGACAACGAAGTCATACAGGCTATCGAAGCCATCTTGAAGCGTGGGAACAACGCCGAAGTGCGGCGAAAGGGTGATGGCGTTATTGTTCTGGAAGTCCAAAAGAAAATCAAATATCAATCCTCGGTGTAATCGGGCACCGGGAAGGGCAATAGGAGCCAACTACCGAGTTTTCCTCGGTGGTTGGCTCTTTTGTTTTAAGTAAAACCCGCGAAGCACAGCGGTTTTTATACAACGTTCGCCCCCGAAGAATTGGGGCCAAAGAAAAGGAGAACGAATAAAATGGCGAAATTTACGAGAGCGGAAATCAGAAATATTCTCGGCGACGCTTGCACAGAAGAGATCGAAAATCGCTTGGTTGCGCTGCATCTGGGCGTGGTCGACCCCCTCAAGGACGATCTCACGAAGTACAAGGCGGACGCGGAGAAGCTGCCAAGCGTCCAGAAGCAGTTGGACGACCTCAAGGCGGCAGGTGACGGCGGTTATAAGGAGAAGTACGAGAAGGAACACTCGGCTTTTGAAGCCTTTAAGACCGACATCACAGAAAAGGAAAGCAAGGCGGCAAAGGAAAAGGCTGTCCGTGCTTACTTTGAGAGCAAAAACATCACCGGCGCGAATCTCGACCTTGCTATGCGAGGCTGCGGCGAGGAAATGGCCGCATTGGAGCTGGACGGGGAAAAAATCAAGGACACCAAGTCTCTTGATGCACTCGTAGACGGCACTTACAAGGGGCTTGTCTCCAAGCAGACCGTTCGCGTCGACACTGGTGCGCGCTTTAACGGTGGCGGGAAGTCGATGACAAAGGACGAGATCATGCAAATCACTGACAGAGCGGAGCGGCGCGCTGCAATCGCCGCAAATATGGATTTGTTTAGAAAGGAAGAATAAAAATGGCTGCTGATCCTAATCTCATTAAGAAAGCTGACCTCGCGCGTGTGCGCGAAATCGAATTTACCGAAATGTTTGGCTATTCCATCAAGAAGCTGATGGAGGCTCTGGGCGTTACCCGAAAGATTCCCAAGCAGGCGGGCACTGTGCTCAAGAGCTACAAGGCCACTGGCAAGCTGGAGAGCGGCGCTGTTGCTGAGGGTGAGACCATTCCCCTCAGCAAGTACAAGACCGATGCCGTGAACTACAAGGAGATTACGCTCAAGAAGTGGCGCAAGGCCACCTCCGCCGAAGCAATCACCGATCGCGGCTACGATCAGGCGGTAGAAATGACCACCGACGAAATGCTCAAGGACGTCCAGAAGGGTATTCGTAAAGACTTTTTCACCTTCCTCGCAACCGGCAAGGGCACGGCGTCCGGCGCGACCTTCCAGGCGACCTTGGCTCAGGCATGGGGCCAGCTGCAGGTGCTGTTTGAAGATGACGAAATCGGTGCGGTGTATTTCCTGAACCCGCTGGATGTTGCTGACTACCTCGCAAGCGCAAACATTACCTTGCAGACCGCGTTCGGAATGACTTACGTTGAGAACTTCCTCGGCCTTGGCACCGTGATTCTCAATTCCAGCGTTCCCAAGGGCACGATTTACGCCACCGCCAAGGACAACATTGTCCTGTACTACATTCCTGTGAACGGCGCTGATCTTGGCGAGGTGTTCGATTTCACCACCGATGCCACCGGCTATATCGGTATCCATGAGGAGCCCGATTACACCAACATGACCGCATCTGACACCGTTATCAACGGCATGGCTCTTTTCGCTGAGCGTATCGACGGTGTGGTGGTCGGCTCCATCACTCCGGCGGTGGGGGGCTAACTGAACTGCTGAATAAGCCTGACCCTGACATCACCGTTTTCACCGACATGACAAAAGCACAAATGCTTAAGTATGCCGATGAAAACGGGGTGGAAGGGGTCAGCAGTTCGATGAAAAAGGCTGAAATTCTCGCAGTTTTGGAAGGAGCTGACTCACATGACATACGCTGATTACGACTATTACTCCGGGACCTATTTGGGCACCGTGAGCGAGGAGGATTTTCCGCGTCTGGCTGTACGAGCCAGCTCCTTCCTCGATTACTACACGCAGAACCGGGCAAAAGATAACGCTGATATGGACGCTGTAAAAATGTGCTGCTGTGCACTTGTGGACAAGTATCAGCTGATCGAAGCCGCGCAGCAGCTTGCCGCAACCAAACTGACGAACGCGGCGACCGGCGATGACGTGAAAAGCGAAACGGTAGGCGGGTACTCCAGGACGCTGGCCAGCGGCGGTGAAGCTGCCTCGTCCGCACTAAGCGCTACAGACGGTGCGAAGAAACTGCTGGCGGCGACCTGTAACGAGTATCTGGCACATACCGGTCTGCTGTATCGGGGAGGGGGGTGCTGTGGTTGTACGCGCCCCACACTATAACGGTCTACAATGCCGTGCAGGAGACTGACCCGGCGACTTTTGAGGAAATCACAAAGCTGTATGTGACCATCCTGCGCGGTGTTATGCTGCAAGCCAGCAAGGCTGTCAACGTCCGGGAAAGCGGACTTGAGAGCGCGGACGCGGTAAACCTGTACATTCCGTTTTCCGTGGAAGCGGTGGACGGCACGACAGGCAAAGCGAAAACCTACGCGCCCCCGCAGGCGTTTCTTGCGGCGGCGGACAAGTCCGGGCTGTGGACGCTGTCGGTCAACGGTAATGGCGGGCTGACGTTCTTTGTGAAAGGCGAGTTTGTCACAGACAAAGAGGACGTGGCTATGGCACAGGACGGCTGCTACAACGTGACCAAAGTGGACGAGAAAGATTTTGGTAGCGTGGATATGCAGCATTGGGAAGTCGGAGGGGCATAAGATGTCGCTCAAGTTCTCTGTTGACGTGTCCGGCATGGACGAGGTAAAGCGGCAGCTTGCAAGGGCCAGTAGCCGCGCTGAAAGCGTTTTAGCGCAACAGGTGATGGAAGATACCACCCCATTTGTTCCTGCGCTTACAGGCTCTCTGACGGAGCGGACGCGGGTGGTTGGCAACGAGGTCGTTTATCCCGGGCCATACGCACGGTATCTATATTTCGGCAAAGTTATGGTGGACGAGCACGGAAACGGCCCAATGCACTTTGTTGGCAAAAATGGCAACGAAGTTATTAGATTTCCGAAAGGGTCTAAACTTCACGCAACAGACCGAAATCTTGTATTTAACACAACAATGCACCCACAAGCACAAAGCCATTGGTTTGAGGCTTCTAAAGCGCAGAACATGGAGAAGTGGGTGCGGGTGGCAGATAAGGCGGTGAAGAAATTTGGAAAAGATTAAAAAGGCCGTGTCGGCGGCGGAAGAAGATCAGGTATCGCGCAAGCTGCTTGTGTGGCTGAACACATACCCGGAGCTGCCAGTCGACCTTATCCGCTTTGAGTTTCTTCCCGCCGACACTTCCGCTATGGCGATGTCGACCATTCAGGCGGCGTACATCGTGCGGAAGTATATCACCGGCGGTTATGTGGCGGAGTATCAGTTCAAGATAATCTACCGAGTGAAGCCGGGGAACAGCAACGACAAACGGCTCAAGGCTGACGAACTGTTGAACGCTATCGGTGACTGGGCAAATGGTCAGAAGCCCGACATTGGCGATGACAAGCGCGTTATCAGCATGGAGCCAACCACGCGATCTTCCCTGTTTGCCATGTATGAAAACGGGGACGAAGATCACCAAATCCTTATGAAACTGAATTACGAGGTGAATGTATAATGGCAGATTTGGAATTCAACACCACGGCGGGCCAGACCATTGACCGCGAACTGCTCATTGCGTACCTGAACACCGGCACCGCTTCCGCCCCTGTGTGGAGCGCTATCGGTAAGCGCGTTGAGGACAGCAGCGAGGAAATGGACTGGAGCACCGACACCAAGCAGGACATTTTGGGTCACACCTTTACGACCATGAAAAAGCCCACCATCACGCAGACCTTTGACCCTATTCCTTTGGACGCGGGCGACGCTGCGGCGGTGAAGATGTGGAACCTGGCCGTCAAAGACCAAGATGCCCAGGCGCTGGCAAATCAGGACATGATGATCGGCCACTTCTACGCCACCAGCGGCGAGGCGATGTTTGCGGAGCGCTACGACGCTTGCGCTATTGCCATCACCGGCATCGGCGGCGAGGGCGGCGGCACCCTGAATATCACCAGCGAGATCACCTATGGCGGCACCCGCACTGTGGGTACCGTGAAGAAGGGCAGCAGCGGCGCTATTGAGTTTACTGCGGCCTAAATAACAGAGAGGGCGGGGGACATTCCCCGCCCTCACATGGAGGATAAAAATGGCAGACACTATTATCATCAATTCTGGCGTCGTAAAAAAAGTATTTGAAACAACCGATGGCAAGACGTGTGAGTTTTCTTTTAACCCCACGGACAGCGGGTTTGTGGAAAAGCTTTTTAACGCTTTTGATACGCTGGACAAAAAGCAGGAAACTTACAAAGCGGAAGTAGAAAAGACGGCCAATAAACGCGACATTTTTGATACAGCACGCAAGATGGATGACGAAATGCGCGAGATCATCAATGAAGTATTCCACGTTGACATTTGCAGCGCTTTGTTTGGCGAAATGAACCTATACGCGCTGGCGGACGGTCTGCCTGTGTGGGCTAACCTGATGCTTGCCGTAATGGACGAAGTAGACACTACTTTCTCCCGCGAACAGAAAGCTACCAATCCGCGCATCAGTAAGTACACAAAGAAGTACCACAAATGAGATATGATTTGCCGGTGTCCGTGGACGTCAACGGAACGGAATATGAAATACGGAGCGATTACCGAGATATTCTGACCATCATAGAAGCCATTTCTGACAAAGATTTTACGGAAGCCGACAAGGCAGAAGCGATGTTGGATATTTTTTACCCAGACTTTGATAACATGCCGGAGCGAGACTATGAGGAAGCTATCCAGAAATGCATTTGGTTTATAAATTGCGGGGAGCCTTACAGAGAAGAAAAGCGAACCGTAAAGCTTATGGACTGGCAGCAGGATTTCCCATTGATTGTAGCTCCTGTAAACAAAGTGCTGGGAAAAGAAGTCCGCGCGATGCGCTATCTTCATTGGTGGACGTGGAACACGGCATACACGGAAATTGGCGATTGTATGTTTGCACAAGTGGTCAATATACGGCGAAAGAAGTCAAAGGGTGAAAAGCTGGATAAATCAGAGCAGGAGTTTTATAGAAAAAACCGGCATTTGATAGATTTCCAGAAGCAATATACGGAGCAAGACGAGGCGGTCATCAGTAGATGGATATAAAAACCGCCCTCTACAGAGGGCGGTAAAGGTTAAGCCATATTTGCCAGTTTTGCCATCTTTTGCACGACGTCACGATCCCACAGCAAAATGCCGGTTGCTTCAGCAGCGTCTTTTGCCCCTTGAGTAAAGTAACGGTTTGTCATAACAACGCCAACTTGACAGCGGTAAATGGTCTTTCCAGTGTTGACTTCTTGTACCGGCTTGTTACCCAAATCGGAAGTATAGCACTTGCACTGGATGGCATATTTGACCCCATCTTTTTCCGCAAGAACGTCAACGCCCTGGTCGCCGCTGCCGCGTGTGACCTCTACGTTACAAAATCCGATTTTGCGGAGGACATCCGCACACCAGTATTCAAAGCGATGACCGTCCATAAAATCAATGTTGTCCCACAACGATAAATGGGCAGAAGTTTCTTCTAAGTGCTGGTTAATGCCAAGATGCTTTTCTATATCAGAAATAGCTTCATCTGCCACATCAGCGGTGCCGGGAGAAAAACGCGAACGAACAAAATCTATATCCTTACAAAATTTATTGAGGGCTTTTTCTTGAAATTCTCTGCTGTTTTTGTATTTGCCGTCTATTTCAGACAAAGTCTCACCTTTTATGCGAACTATGGCATCGCACAAATGGAGTTGGTACTCGTCGCGTAAAGTTTTAAGCATATATGTTGGGTCAAAGTCAAAATTGGCTTTAACCAAAGAACCCATTTTGACCAAATCGTCTATCGCTTGATCGTACCAATGTACAAATAAATTGAGCGAAGGAGCATCTTTGCACAAGGAAAGATTAGTGCGCATGTCAGGGACCAACTTGTCCGCAAGCTTTTGTTGTTTTGCCGCAGAAGCGGGCGGGGCAAACCCCTCTTTTTGCCTAGCTGTATTAGTAAGTTTAGGAACGGTCGATTTCTTTTCTGGCAGCTTTGCTTTTATCTTATCTTTGTTAACAGCGAGAATAGCGACAATGACAGGGATAATAAAAACGGATGCGGTAAATCCACCACCAAGAATTATATTCCCCTCTGGTGAAGTAGGGGCAAGAATTACCCCCAAAATCAGAACAACACAGGTGGCGGCAAACCAAGTACCAATAAACACGGCTATACGCTTAATCTTTTCCATAGCTTTCCCTCCTTTACCGCAACCATAACACATTTTGTATAAAATGTCCATTCGCAATTTGAAAGTAGGTGGTGCAAATGGCAAACGCAGACGGCTCCGTTATCATCAAAGCCGACATCGACGACAAGCAGGCGCAGCGAGAACTTAATGCGCTGACCAAAAAGATCGATGCGTTACAGGAAAAACTTAATAGCAAAAAAGCGAAAAGAGACGCTTTTGCAAGTGACCTTAGTAATGTTGGCGCACAGCTTGATGCGGCAAAAGAGAAGTTGGATCAGATGAAAAACAGCGGCGAGTTTTTTACCAGCGATGCCATCAAGCAACAAGAGGAGACAGTTGCGTCCATACAAAGTAAATTTGACAAAATGGACGAAAAACTGAAATCGCAAGATGAAAAAATAAAAGACAGTGCAGACAATCTTGGACGCATGAAAGACAGCGCAGGAGAATTGGCAACTCAAATAGCAGCAGCAAAAGAAAAAACTACCGGGTTTTCTGCCGCTGCGGAAGAAGCAGACAAGAGGCTGAAAAAGTTTTCTGATAGAGTAAAAACGCTTGCTCGTCGCGTGCTGGTGTTTTCACTTATCACGCGGGCGCTGCGGTCTTTGAAAGACTACATGTGGGAGGCCATACAAACCAACGATGAAGCTATGGCGGCGGTTGGCAGACTAAAAGGAGCTTTACGCACTCTTGCGCAGCCAATAATAAATGTGCTTATCCCCGCGTTTACCGTGCTTGTCAACGTTATTACACAGGTAGTAAATGCTCTGTCCAAACTGGTGGCTATGATTTTTGGGACAACGGCGGATGAAGCGGCCAGAGCTGCTGAAAATCTATATAACCAGCAAAAAGCACTTAGCGGCGTTGGCGGGGCGGCAAAAAAAGCAAGTAAGTCTTTGGCAAGCTTTGATGAAATCAACAAACTTTCCGGGGATACTTCCAGCGGCGGAGGTGGCGCGGGTGCCCCAAACTTTGTGTCTTCCATGAAAGACCAAATCAGCGCGGTCACATCCCTGTTTGTGGGCGCTGGCTTGCTGGCTTTGGGCGCTATACTTACATTCTCCGGAATAAATGTACCGCTGGGCATCGCACTTATGGCAATTGGCGCGCTGACTATTTACAGCGCAGTAAGCGAAAACTGGGGCGCAATAAAAGAAGCGCTACAGGGTGAACTTGCCGGTATCATTGCAATTGTAAGCGTTGCTTTGCTGGCATTAGGCGCGATATTTGTGTTCGGAGGCGTAAATGTTCCTCTTGGCCTTGGCCTTCTTGTACTCGGAGCGGTTGGTCTTGCGGCGACTATAGCCGCAAATTGGGGCGTGATAAAGGAAGCATTGCAAGGAGAAGTTGGACAAATCGTTGCAGTTGTAAGCACGGCATTGTTGGCACTTGGCGCGGTTCTTTTGTTTACTGGCGCGGGGATTGCGCTTGGTCTTGGACTTATTCTTGTGGGAGCAGCAGGACTTGCGGCGGCCATTGTTCCAAATTGGGAAAGTATTGTAGAAGCGTTACAAGGGCCGCTTGGGGAGGTTATCGGTATTATCAGCGCAGCACTGCTTGTTCTCGGTGTTGTCCTTTTGTTTACCGGAGCCGGTGTGCCTCTTGGTCTTGGCCTGATTGCGGTTGGCGCTGTTGGCCTTGCTGCAGCAATTGCGCCAAACTGGAATTTCCTGCTTGAGAAACTCAAGGGCGTTTGGGAAGACATCAAAGCGTGGTTTAATAATACCGTGATCGGTGGGTTACTGAAAGCAAAAGAAAAGATTGCGGAATGGGGGCACAATGTAATCGGAAAAGTTAAAGATGTGTTGGGTATTCATTCCCCATCGACGGAAACGGCGCAGATGGGCGACTACATGATGCAGGGTCTCGCAAATGGTATCAATGAAAATCAGGAGCTTGTGTTGGAACAATTCCAACTTGTACTTGATAACATTGACGCAGAATTTCTGGTATGGGAAGAAAACTTTATGACAGGGTTTTCTAAGTTTAGCGCAGAGTTTAACAAGGCATGGCTGGCGCACTGGAGCCTAACAAACAGAAATTTTGTAATCCAGTGGAATTACATTATTGAGTCGTTCCAGCGCGGCATCAACAACGTCATTGATGGGTTAAATAGGCTTGTTGCCGCAGCAAATAGTTTGTCGGATTTGACAGGTAAGCATTATGGCAGCGTGTCACGCGTAAATATTGCGAAGTTGCCTATTCCAAAACTTGCTACCGGCGCGGTCATTCCTCCGAACCGGGAGTTTATGGCAGTGCTTGGCGATCAGAAATCCGGGACGAACATTGAAACGCCCCTTGCTACGATGGTGCAGGCGTTTAAGCAAGCCCTTGCGGAAAGCGGGTACGGCGGCAGCAATGAAGCCGTGTTGGTGCTGGACAAGGACGTGCTGGGCAAGGTAGTGTACCGGCTGAACAAGGCGGAGGGTACGCGCATCGGCGTAAATTTGTCGGAGGTGCAGGGATGAACTACATCAAACTGAACGGCATTTCCTTTGACGCTGACGTGGCCATTTCAAAGTACAACCGAAACTTTAACGTGCTGGACGGCGAGAACGCAGGGCGCGTAATGACGGGCCGCATGGTGCGTGACATCATCGGTACATACCTTGGCCACAAACTGACGGTGTTCCGGCGCGGTGACAACTACAAGGGACTGGACGATTTTTGGGACTACCTATACAAACACAGCGTGGATGACTCCGTTATGCTGGAAGCGGCAGACGGTCAGACCACTATCGCGTATGAAGCGTATTACACCAGCGCGTCGCAGGACTTGGAGAAGGGCGATGGAGGCGTAAACTATTGGGGCGAGATCGAGGTAAACTTCGTCCCGATGGACGCGCAGCTCCGCCCCTGAGAGGTGGCCTATGTCGAAAACGACTATTCTGTACAAGGACATAGCCCCCGGCGCAGCGGATGACGCGACTGTGGTCGCCACCGGCGGCACAGGAGACCTCACCCAAATTCCGCACGGCGCGGCTCCGGGTAAGCTTATTACGCTGGAACGGAGCCGCTGGGTGCTGGACGGCACCTTTGATGGCGTGTACGCGGAGGACAAGGTAGGCTTTTGGTCTACGGAGGTTTCCGGGGACAGCGGAGAGTTTACCAACCCGCCCAAAATCACCATGACGTTTACACAGCAGTATTCCAGCATGGGCATCCAGCTCACCTTTGACGAGGACACAGGAGAGTATTGCAGCGAAGTAGAAATCTCGTGGTATCAGGGTGCGGTGCTGCGGCGGGCGCAGTCGTTCCAGCCTGACAACGCGGTGTACTTCTGCGATTGCCGGGTAGAGAGCTTTGACAAGGTGGAAGTCACGCTGAAAAAGACAGTAGTCCCCCATCGGCGGGCGCGGGTCAATGAGATCGTGCTGGGCGTGGTGCGTAAATTCGGTATGAACGAAATACGCAACGCATCCATCGTAAACCAGGCGAACGAAGCCGCCGTAGAGCTGCCGGTGTCCACGCTTAACTGGACGCTGGACAGCCTGAAAGACGTGGACTATCTGTTCCAGCTGAAACAGCCGGTGGAGGTGTGGAACGACAACCGGCATCTGGGGACATACTACATTAACAACTCGTCACGCACGTCCGCAAACGTGTATGTGATAGAGTGCCAGGACGCGCTTGGAGTGCTTGAATACACGCCGTTCAGCGGAGGGGCATACCTTGATGGGGTGAGTGCGAAAACACTCTTAGAAACGCTTGCAAAGCCCTTTGAGGTGGAGTATGCAAGCGATGTCGAGGACACAACACTGACAGGCGTTATCGTTAAGGGCACCAACCGAAGCGCCATTCAGCAGGTCATATTTGCATGGGGCGTCTGTCTGGCAACAGACGGCGGGAACAAGCTTCGGGTATTCAACCAGCCCACAAAGCCTATCCTCATCCCACGCGGGCGGACGTTCGTCGGATCTTCCGTTGCAACCGGCGCGGTGGTCACAAAGGTAAATGTGACGGCGCATAGCTATGTAGAAGCCAGCAACGGCAACGTGACCATCAATGGGGTCAAGTACAAAGACACCAGGACGGTGTACAGTGCCATCAACCCCAACGTGACCGCATCCGACCGGGAGAACGTAAAGGAAGTCACGGCGGCAACTCTTGTATCTGATGAAATTGGACAGGCAGTGGCGGACCGGCTGTACAAGTATTATTCGCTGCGTGACACGAACACGGCGACCGTGGTATACGGTGGCGAGAAGCTGGGCGACTGCGTGAGCATCTACACGCCGTGGGGCCTGCTGACTACAGGCAATCTTCACAAGATGGAAATAAAACTGTCCAACACAGTGGTGTACAACGCGGAAGTCACAGGCGCGTGGATCATCAGTCCGTACTTCTATTACAGCAACGACCTGTTCTCCGGGGAGGTGTAACCGATGGATGAAAAGTACGCCGTATCTTTGACGGCTATCAACGCAGCGGGCACAAGCGCCAGTTACCAGTTTACCCTTAACTACGGTATGCTGTCCCTTATTACGGACAGGACGCAAGCAGACGTGGATGGCGTGATAGCCGCGCTCGGTCGAATAGAGGCTGGGCGCGGCACCCCGGCGGACGTGCTTCTCTTGAGCGACAACAAGGGGTCGTACAACTACACTGACCTGAACCGCGTTGCGGGAGCTGTGCTGTATGTGGCGGAGGAATTGGAAGCGAATGGTTACAGCGTGAAGGTGACGGCAAAGCAAGGGTGGACGGAAACGGACATCCCAACGCAGGCGGACATTGACCAGTACCTCGCGGACATCGCAGAAATACGCAGTGCGCTGCCTGTGCCTGCCGACGCCCCGGAGGTGCCGGAGATGCCGTTGGACTATCGAAAGGCCAACGACATTGAAAGCATCCTCATACTGGTAGACCAGCTTGTGCAGAACATAGCCAAGTCATGGTTTTACTCGGGAGACTTGTACTCCAACGAAATCAAATAATAAACGTTACTCCCGGCCAATCGGGGCACGGGAAAGGGCAATAGGAGCCGACTATGGGAACGTAGTCGGCTCCATCTTTTTTGGAAAGGAGCAGATATGCAGGACAGAATTTCCCTTTATCCTGGCCGCGTCAAGCTCACGCCTGTTTCCGGGCAGGACAACGTGTACGACATGACCCGGCAGGACAACCCCACCACGGAGGGCACACCGCTGAACAAGTCCACGCTGCTTACGGACGAGGTGGCGGAAACACTTGGGCTTGACCCGGCAACGGCTACGCCCTCTCAGGCCATTAACGCCGTGGCGGGCAAGGCAACGGACAAGAAACTATCGCTGACGCTGGCGGCGGCAAGCTGGACAGGGAGCGCAAGCCCCTACACCCAGGGCGTGACCATCACAGGCGGAACGGCCACCAGTCAGGCGGACATTCAGGCAGACGCAACGGCGATACAGCAGATGCTGGACGACGGCACCAACGCTATCTACATCGCCAACAACAACGGAACATTCACCGCCTACGCTGTGGGCGAAAAGCCCACCGCTGACCTGATCGTTCAGGTGACGGTGTACGACGTGAAGGAGGTGTTGTGATGAGTACCATTGTGGGCAAGAGCATAGCCGCTGGCGGCGGAGGAGAACTGAATGTGTTTGTGCAGGAGACGCAGCCCACAGCACAAAACGGCCTTTGGATTAAACGAGCAAAGGACGAGGTAAGCAAAGTTCTTATTAAGAACGATTATTACCTGTCTGATGGTGTAGGGGCTAACCTTCCTGGAGATGCTACAAGCGTATTGGGCTCTTCTGGCTACTCTTCATGTGCAGCTGTAAAAATTGGCAATAAAATATATATACTCCCCCTTACGCTTACGTTTGCTACTGGGTTTATATATGATATTGATACTGGTATTTTTACAAAACAATCAAGTTCGGTTCAATTTGCAAATAATACAAAAGCCTCTGCGTGGTGTGTGTATGATGGCAAAATATACGTATCGTCATATAACTCTGTAAACCATTATATATTCGTACAAGTATATGACCCGGTATCAAACAGTGTAAGTACCGAAGCTCAAATATCTACAAGTCCGTATCAAGATGAAACCTACGGCATGTGGGTTTCTGATGAGTATGTGTTTCTTGCGGGAGGAACAGTTTATGATGCGCATTGGTATGATAGACCAATTCTTTATGACAGGAGCACACAGATTGCGACTGTGATTACGAGTACACAAAGTATGGGATATGCACGTGGCTTAGGATATGTGTTCAAACACGATGCGAAACTGTACTTTGTTGGATATTGCATGCTGGCATATTCTTATGATTTACAGACTGGACAATTTGAATACATTGACAAGTATCTGATGCCGCTCAATGGTATGTCATATATAAGCTACTCTCCGAATACTTTTTTCTATGCTCTTGGAAAACTATACCTCATAGGCGTTCAAGACGACACTTCAACCATTACTCTGTATGGTAAAAAAAGAGGCGTAATTGTTTATGACCTCGTATCAGAACAAACTACTTTGTTGAAAAACGTTATAAGCGAAGATGCAGCAAGGTCGTTCCAATATTTCGGTGGTATTGATTTTCAAGGAACTTTACAGGCTGGATTTTATGGAGGATACGTTCAAGACAGTTCGTCGGCCTCAAAAGTGTATCAGCATAAAATTATGGTATTCAATATTCAAACAAACGAATTTTCAAACGGAACTGTAGTTTGTCAGCCTTCTGCAAAAGAAAACGTGACAGAAATGTATTCCGATAAACTGTCTACGTTAGATTTCGGTGTAAGTGAAGTGTACTATCAGTCTGCGTCTGGGTTCAGCAAACAGGACGCAGCCATTATCAAAAACGGTGTAGCGACCAATATAAATTAAGAGGAGGAAACAAACATGTACACAGGTTATATCGTAAAGGCAGGGGAAGCCTGCAAGGACGAACGGGTAGCTAAGGCTATCAAGAACTTCAAGTACGAGAACGAGACGGTTCTCTGCGTGGGGGAGGAGGGGTACATCACCGAAATCAACACACTGCGGACAGCTAAGAGCATCGTTGGCGAACAGGATAGCCCGGAGGCATATCTGGCGGCGTATCTGGAGAAGCTGAACAGCCCGGTGGAGGAAAATGGCGGGGAAGCGGAGTAAGGAGGAGCGTATGAGCACAATTATCGGTAGAGCAATAATTGCGGGGGGGGGTGGTGCTAAAACGTTAGTGTATACAGTTAGCGGTGCGACGGTAACTGCGGTAAACGGAAGCAGTACCGTGACCGCCGCAGCAGATGCTACAGGGAAGGTGGAACTGACGCTGGGCAAGTCGGGGGTGTGGAATATTACAGCCGAAAAGGATGGCAAGTCGAGCTTAACGAAGCAAGTAGCACTGCCGCCTACGCTTATGCTGCCGCTGCGGCCTGTGGCGAATATAAGCCCTACCAGCGGCGTGACGTATACGGAGGGCCTGGACGGTGTGACACCGGAACTGATGCATCTGTACGGCGAAGCCATCTCTGACAATGCGGAGATCCTGCGCACGACATCTACGGTGTATCTGGACTTCGGGGCGGACAGCCGGAAGCTGACCGTGGGAGATGTCATGGACTTCTCTATCAACGGCACAACGGTACAGGCGCGGCTGATCAGCTTCAACACGGACGACCTGGCAGACACCAGCGCTTACGGCGAGGAAACCGCCACCGGAAAATGCGGCATGACGTTTGACACCGTGACTATCGTGACCAGCGCACAGATGAACACAGGCAACACGAACGTCGGCGGCTGGGAGGCGTCGCGGATGCGGAGCACCACGATGCCGGAACTGCTGGCAAGCATACCGGAGGCATGGCGCGATGTGTTGATGACGCGCAGCCTGACGAACAACAAGGGGACAACTCCCACGGAGGACATACTCTCGCTGCACAGCCAGAACGACATCGGCTCCAGCGGCTACAACTGGTACGCCGCAGGAAACAGCAAGGTAAAGAACAACGCCTCCGGCTCGGCGGTGGTTTGGTGGCTGCGTGACGCGCACACCGGCGGCTCGGCGAACTTCTTGGTTGTCGACTCCGGCGGCGGCGTCGGCACCACCACCGCCAGCAACTCGTATGGGGTTGTCCCCGGCTTCGCATTTTAATCTACTATCAATGCCCATCCGCCCCTTAGATGGGGCGGATGGCGGAAAGGAAACGTATGTCCGTACCAAAAAGCAAGCAGGGCGAATCCTCTATGCAATTCATCCAGACGGCGCGGGAACTGAAGCAGCATACGCTTATGGTCGTCAAGAAATGCCCGAAGCGTCTGCAATTTTTCCTGCTGGGGCCTATTTATGAGGAGGCACGAGAGGTACTGCACTCCGTAAAGGCGGCCAACAACACCTATGTGCACAACCAGCATGAGGCGCAGATACGCGCCGACTATCTTGGGAGGGCGAATGTGGTGCTGCAGAACCTTGCCGACGATCTGGAGGATCTGTACGAGGAACTGTTGAGCGGAGAGGAGAGGTATAAGTGGGTACCTCACGCCATGCAGAAGCACGGAGAGCTGATCAGCGCGGAGGCGAAACTGATCGGCAAGGTGCGGAAAAGCGACAGAGAACGGTATAAGGGCTTAACATAAGCCGTTATATAGGGAAAGCGCTGTATATCTGCGCTGGCGGGTCGGTCTGGCGGCTCGGCGGTGGTTTGGTGGCTGCGTGACGCGAACACCGGCAACTCGACGAACTTCTTGATTGTCAACTCCAGCGGCAGCGTCAACAACAACAACGCCAGCAACTCGTATGGGGTTGTCCCCGGATTCGCTCGGCACAGGCAGGACTTAGTAGGCGGTATAGCTGAAAACGATGCTTTGAGCGAAGGAGCGCTTTGCCCATTGAACTCGCGTCCGATGATACGCCGCCGGACGCTGGCCGAAATGGCCCGTCCGCCACCGAGTGGCGGGCGCTTGCATGGCCGGTGAATGTGCGGAAACCCGGTTTCATGGCGGCGGCTACGCAGTTAGAATCCGCACCCGACAATAAGACTGCACGGAGGCGCATATTGACCAACAAAGAGAGACGAGAGGGCCGCTACCTGCGGCGCAAAGCCGCACGGGAGCGCAAAGCGATGGACCGCAGCAGGGCCTGCGGGAATTTTGAGGACGTTTTCAGCTTTATGCACTTGTGGAAATCCGCAAAGAAGTGCTGCAGGGGCGTAAAGTGGAAGTCCAGTACACAGAGCCTTATGAATAACATGCTGGTGCGGGTGGCAGACATCCACACAGAACTTATGGACGGGACGTTTCGGCATAAAGGGTTTCATGAGTTTACGGTATATGAACGCGGAAAGGCGCGGCACATTCGAGCCGTGCATATCACGGAGCGGGTGGTGCAGAAGTGCCTGTGCGACTATGCGCTGGTGCCGGTGTATCAAGCGACGTTTATCTACGACAACTCCGCCAGCTTAAAGGGGAGAGGGATGGATCGCGCCCTGCGGCGGTACAAGAAGCATGTCTCCCGGCAAGCAAGGAGAGGCGGCTATGTGCTGCGGTACGATTTTCGCAAGTTCTTCGATACCGCGCCGCACAAGCCACTGTTTGAAGCGAACAGGCGGTTGTTTCACAATCCGCGCACAGCGGCGGAGGTGGACCGTTTTATCCGCGATTTCGGAGACTATGGGCTGGGGCTGGGGAGCCAGGTGTCGCAGGTGTGCGCCCTGATGCTGGCTTCCCCCATCGACCACCTGTGCAAGGACAAACTGCGGCTGAAAGGGTACGGACGATATAACGATGACGGGTACGCTATGCACAAAAGCCGGGCGTATCTGGAAACGTGCTTAACAGAAATACGCCGCAAGGCAACAGAAATCGGTATTGTGGTGAACGAAAAGAAAACGGGCATATCACCCGCAGGAAAGTCTGTTTTTCTCAAGTGTCGGTACCACACAAAGCCGGATGGTGGCGTAAAAATGCGGATGGGCCGCGAGGCCGCAGCGCGTCTGCGTAAGAAATTGCCAAAGCTCCGAAAAATGGTACACGCCGGAAAAATCTCGCTTGCGAATGTACAGCCGGTTTGGGCATCCTATTGCGGGCACATGAACCGAGGGAATAGCCACAAGGTCGTGCGAAAGTCGGCGGAATATTTTAAGAGCATATTTGGGTTTTACCCGGATAAGGAGGGCTGGAGCTATGCCCTTGCAGGAGACCATTGAAAAGCTGACCGATGTATGCGCAGAGCTGCTGGCTATATGCCTGGAGCAGGCGGCAATCATAGGGCAGCATGTGGAGGCAGATAAATACGAAAAAGCTTTAGCGATGCTGGAAAGCGAGGTGAAAGAGTGTACAAGGTAAATGCGGGCGGCGAGACATTTTACAGTGAAGCGGCAAACCCGGTAAAAATCGCAGAAAACGGCAGCTATATTCTGTGCAAAGAAAGCGAACGCGAGGGCTACGCAGTGGATGCCACAGGCGGCGAAGAGACCATGCGGGTCATTAACGGCAGCGTGGAGCACGTTAACGGCGCAGAGCTTGTTGCGGGGCTTATCTCGGAAGCAGAAACGTTGACGCAGCAACTTGGAGAAGCGGTAGAAGCCATCTACAACAGCGACATGGCGGCCATCGGTTAAGAAAGGAGAACGACTATGTACAATATCATGACGAAGCTCATCAACAAGCGGTTCTACAAGACCCGTGAGGAGGCGCAGCAGAAGTGTGACGTGTTTTATGCCGTTGGACGTATCACGGACGAGCAGTACACGGAGCTGTGTGCGCTGATCGAGAGCGTGTACACAGAATAAGGGGCGGGGAGATTACTCCCCCCGCCGGATGTAGGCTTCCTCGGCATCGAGCTGTGCCTGTTTGAGTGCGGCAACGGCCTTTTCGAGCTGGGCAATTGCGTCGGTGACGGCGTTGAACAGAGTGAAATACTCGGGCATGGTAACACCTCCTTTCTGCAAGCAGGATAGCACAGGTAGCGTGTCAGAAACGGTCGAAGGGTGTCGAGGGTGCAAAAATAATTTGAGAGGAGAACGCGGCGAATGGACCCGTGGGTACAGCAGATCGCCGTACCGCTGGCGGTAGCGGTGCTGACAAGCAGCGGCTTGTGGGCACTGGTATCGAAGCGGGCGGACAAGAACAACGCGGAGCGGAAGATGCTGGTCGGTCTGGCGCATGACCGCATCATCCATCTGGGCATGGTGTACGTGACGAGAGGGTACATCACGCAGGACGAGTACGAAAACCTCAATGACTATCTGTACCAGCCGTATGAAAAGATGGGCGGCAACGGCAGCGCAAAACGGGTCATGGAGGAAGTAAGGAAGCTGCCCATCAAGCGAGAGGCGTAAAGCCGGAAAGGAAGAACAGTATGGATTTTGCATCTTTGGGCATTGCAAGTGTGGCGGCGATCACCGTCGTGTGCTACCTCATCGGCATGGCTGTTAAGGCCAGCGGGCTGAACAACAAGTGGATCCCGGTCATCATGGGCGTGTGCGGCCTTGTGCTGGGCGTGGTGGGTATGTTTATCATCCCCGACTATCCCGCGCAGGACTACATCACCAGCGCGGCTGTGGGTATCGTCAGCGGTCTGGCTGCGACCGGCGTTAATCAGATCACGAAGCAGCTGAAGGACAAGGTGGAGGAGGCCGTATGAACGGCGCCAGTAAGGTCATCAAGATAGCCCGGGAGGAGCTGGGCTATCTTGAGAAGGCTTCCAACGACACGCCGGAGACACACTATCTCGACAGCAAGACCGCCAACGCCGGGGACAAGAACTTCACGAAGTACGCACGGGACATTGACGCCATCCCCCATTTCTATAACGGGAAAAAGCAGGGATACCCGTGGTGCACCACGTTCGTGGCGTGGGTGAACGTGCAGGCGTTCGGCGTAGCAGAGGCGAAGCGGCTGCAGAACCTGCCGGACGACAGTCTGGGCGCGGGCGTGTACTACCTGAAGCGGTACTTCAAGGCTGCGGGGCAGCTGGGCACTACGCCGAAGGTGGGCGCACAGGTATTCTTCGGCGACGATCACACGGGCATCGTGACGGAGATCGTGGGCAAGGGCTTCCGCACCATCGAGGGCAACACCAGCCCGCAGAGCGGCGTGGTGATCAACGGCGGCGGCGTGTACGAGAAGGAGTACGCCAGCGTGAAGTCCTCGTACACCTTCGGCTATCCGGATTATCAGGAGAGCGACGAGGACGCGCCTGCGGAGAAGCCGAAGATCTATCTGTCCCCGGCGTACCACAAGGCCAACCAGTGCTGCTATAAACGCCCCGATGGCCAGCAATGTTTTGAGACGTTGGAGAACAACGAGTTTCTGGACATTTTGCAGCCCATGCTGGAGCGGTGCGGCTTTGACATCATGCGCGGCCCACGCCGGACGCCCATGAGCGACGAGTACGGCCCGGACTATATGTACCGCGCCATCAAGGAGAGCAACGAGTGGGGCGCAAAGGTGCACTATGTGTCCCACACCAACGGCAGCACCAACGGCCCCACCGGGTACGGCACGGTAAAGGGATTTTTGTCCATGTACCACCCCAGCAGCGCCAACGGGAAGAAACTGGCAGAGCTGATGGTGAAGTACCGGAAGGCCATCTACCCCCACGGATGCCGGACGGCGACGCGGAGCGACCTGCACGAGCTGGACGACACGAACGCCTACGCCGTGTATCAGGAGCACGTGTACCACGACAACCCGGAGGACGCGGTGTGGTTCCACGAGCACATGGAGGATTGCGCTGTGGCGGACTGCAAGGCGCTGTGCGAGTTCTGCGGACTGGAATATGTGGAGCCGGAGAAGCCGCAGGAGCCGGAACAGCCGGAGACACCGGAACAGCCGACCGTGACCGAAACGTACACCGTGAAGGTGACGCGGAGCGCGGACGGGAAAAGCGGAACGTGGGAGATCGTGAAGTAAAATAAATCTGCTGGGCGGGAAAGAGCTACGACAAGCCGCCTCTTTCCCCGGCGTAAAGTCCCGCAAGCTCACGGCTAAAACCGTGTTATGGACAACTACCACAAGCAGATACGGCGCAGATTGCAGAGCATGGCACCAAAGCGGGCTATTGCGTATGTTATGAGCGCCCAGCTACCGCCTGACGAAGCGGCGTGCGTTATTGAATGTGACGTGAAGCGGAAAAGCTATTGTGAAACGGCGTTACTGCTGAACGTGTCACCGGAAACGGTGAAGCGGTGCCGCAGGAGAGCGTATCAGAAATTTGCAGACGAAGAAAGAAGCCACACCTGAAAAGGTGCGGCTTCTTTGTTTGCGCCCGGTAAGGGGGGGACCGGGCGTATAAAAAGGGAAAGATGCCCGCCGGGAATATTCCGGGGTGGCTGATTTTATTATACAACGTTTTTGCGGTATTGTACAAGTAAATATTTCGCAAATTAACGGCCTTTTTCTGACCTTTAACTGCCCCTTTGCGGGGGCAGTTTTTTGTTACGCTTATTGCAAGAAACGGAGGTGCTTGCATGGTCGAAAAGTTGGTGTCGTTGGGATTTACCCAGCAGATGGCGGAGGATATCATTTGGGCGTATCAGGATGACCTCCCGGGGCTGAAAGCCTATGTGCAGGTAATAGAACTGGTGGCGGCGCATGTATAGCTACTTCAACGAAAACCCACACGGGAAAAATGTGGGAGACTGCACCGTTCGGGCTATTTCAAAAGCCACCGGGAAAGAGTGGGGCGAAACGTACCTTGCTATGGCGGTGCAGGGGTATCTGGAAGGTGACATGCCATCCGCAAACGCGGTGTGGGGTGCGTATCTTCGGCGGATAGGCTACAGGCGGTACATGGTGCCGGATACTTGCCCGGATTGCTACACAGTCGGTAGGTTTGCCGACGAACACCCGGAGGGAACGTTTATCCTTGCGCTATCCGGGCACGTCGTGTGTGTGCAGGACGGCGTAATTTACGACAGCTGGAACAGCGAAAACGAAATTGTTTTGTATTACTGGCAAAAAGAAAGTGAGGCGTAACTATGGCATTTAACCCGTATTTCAACCCTTATTACCCGCAGCCAATGCAGGACAACCTTGCCCAGCTTCGGCAGCAGCAGATGCAGACCATGCCGCCGCAGATACCGCAAATCCCACCCATGCAGAACCCGGTGGCGCAGGGCGGCGTACAGTGGGTAGCTGGTAGGCCGGAGGCGGAGAATTGGCTGATTGCTCCCAACTCCGCCATTGCGCTGTGGGACAGCACGGCTCCCGTGGTGTACCTAAAACAGGCCGATGCAAGCGGCAAGCCGACCCTTAAGACGTATGACCTTGTAGAACGCCTTGCAAGCGCTCCTGATGCGCAGAAAGCTCCCGCCCCGGAATATGTGACCCGTAAGGAGTTCGACGCGCTGGCGGCGCTTGTGGGCGAAATGAAGGGCAAGAAGAAGCGCAAGGTTGAGGAGGAAGAGGACGATGAGTAACAATCCGTTTTTTAATGCGTTAGGTGGCGGGCAGATGCCGGGGTCGATGAGCGGCTTTCCTCAGCTTTTGCAGCAGTTTAAGCAGTTCAAGGCAAGTTTTAAAGGCGACCCAAAAGCGGAAGTGGAGAAAATGCTGCAAAGCGGCAAAATCTCACAAGACCAACTGAACAAGATACAGTCAATGGCAAACCAATTTCAGGGGCTTTTCAAGTAAATCAAAATCGTGGCCACGGTTTGATATAAAAAATTTTCAAAAGGAGTGATACTATGTCTCTTTCCGATGGCACCCCCATGATGACTATGCCTGTGGCTCCTGCCAACACCAGCAACGGTAACGGCTTCGGCTGGGGCGGCGATGGCGCGTGGTGGATCGTGCTGTTCCTCATTTTCGCTGCGTTCGGCGGCTGGGGTAACGGCTTTGGCTTCGGTGGCGGCGGCAACGGCGTGATGGACGGTTATGTTCTGACCTCTGACTTTGCCAATGTCGAGCGCAAGATCGACAGCGTAAATCAGGGCCTTTGCGACGGATTTTACCAGCAGGCGCAGCTTGTCAACGGCACCAACATGGCGATGGCAAACGGCTTTGCACAGGCCGAGCTTTCCCGCAGCAACCAGCAGGCGGCGCTGATGCAGCAGCTCACCGCCATGCAGATGCAGAACCAGGAGTGCTGCTGCGAGAACCGGGCGGCTATCGCCCAGGTGCGGTACGACATGGCGACGCAGGCTTGCGACACCCGCAACACGGTCAACACCGCTGCGCGTGACATCATCGACAACCAGAACCAGAATAGCCGCGCTATCCTTGACTTCCTGACGCAGAGCAAGATGCGCGATCTGGAAAGTGCCAATCAGGAGCTGCGCCTTGCCGCTTCTCAGGCTGCGCAGAACAACTACCTGATCTCCCAGCTGCGCCCTTGCCCCACCCCAGCTTACATCACTTGTAATCCTTGGGCGGCCAGCAGCTATGGCGGATGCGGAACCGGCTGCGGCTGCTGACAACTGCATAGCACCAGCTGTTCGGAATTTCCGAACTGTTCAGCCCCGTGCTGATACTGACACCAACGCGGCGGGGCAATAGCTCCGCCGCTGTATTTTGAAAGGAGTGATTATTTTGGCCGAGTTTACCAACGCCAATATCGTGACTGTGGCCGCAGGGCAGAATGTGCCTCTGACGGAAACCGCGGTCAACAGCAAGCCGTGCATCGTACACCGTGAGGGTGCCGGGGTGGTTACGCTGCGTGGACTGACGAACCAGTGCAGAGCGCTGTACAAAGTCACTTACGGCGGCAACATCGCCATTCCCACCGGCGGCACCGTGGGAGCCATCACCGCCGCGCTGGCCGTCAACGGCGAGGCGCTGACCAGCGCTACAGCGACGGTGACGCCTGCTGCCGTGGAAAACTATTTCAATATCTATGTTTCCGCACAGGTATGCGTGCCGAAGGGCTGCTGCCTGACGGTCGCAATGGAAAACACCAGCACTCAGGCCGTCAACTTCGCCAACTCAAACCTGACGGTTGAGAGAATCGCGTGAAAGGAGAATTAACATGAGTATGAAAGCAATGTACGATTTGCGCGATATGCTTTGCAAGGAGCTTGACGAGATCGCCCACAAAGGAGAGCTGGGCGCCGGGGATCTGGACATCGCGCATAAGCTGGTAAGCACCATCAAGAACATCGACAAAATTGATCTGATGGAAGACGAAGGGTACAGCCGTGACGGCGATTATTCCCAGCGGCGTTACTCCCGCGACGGCGACTATTCCCAGCGCAGGTATTCCCGCGACAGCTACGGCGGAGGCAGCTCCTACGCACGACGTGGCACCCATTATGTGCGCGGCCATTATAGCCGCGACGGCGCAAAAGATGACATGAAGCGCCAGCTGCAAGAGATGCTGGACAATGCGGATGATGATGCTATCCGCAACGCCATTCAGCGGTGTATGGATGCCGTGGAGGGCTGAGAGGGGGTAGTTCCCCTTGATCGACGAAAAGGAACTTAAAGCCTGGATAGCCAGACTGGAAACGGAACAGTCAAGCTGGCCGAACTACGAGAAGTTGGCTGCGCTGTACATTATACAAAACCAGCACGAAGGGCAGAGAAGCCCTGCACCGGTGGCTATGTATTCCAGCGCACCGGCTCCTGATGTGGTAGACGGTGACAGTGACTTTATGCAAGCGGTATCATCCCGTGCGCCGGAACAGGCGTGGGCCATAGTGGACGAGTTGATGGATGCGCTGAAAGTAACCAATGCGCGAATGTATGATAACGTGATGCGAAAGATGCGAGGATAAAGTATCCCCCGCCTGTTTTGGCGGGGGATATTCTTGTGTACTTAGTTTTGTGTAACCTAACGGGTTCCAGAACTGCCTGGGCGCGATGGCCTCCGCAATGGTCTCCTGACTCA